TCAGTACTTGAGCTTCGCTACGGCGCCGTCGTCGCCCTCAGGAGTTAGGTGAGCGTAGAACTTCTCGGTCGTGGCGTAATCAGCGTGCCCGGCCAGAATCTGCACCCGTCGCAACGGAACCCCGGCGATCACCATGTGGGCGCAGAAGGTGTGCCGCAGCCGGTGGAGGCTGCCACCGATTCCCGCACGTTTGGCATCTGAGGCGAACCAGTCGGACAGCGTGTCCCTGTGCACGGCCACCAGCGGATCGGGTAGGTGGCGAAGCGCCCAGCGTGCATACCGATTCAGCGGCACCTCGCGCCACTTGCCCGACTTCGTGCGTCCCTGGCCATCTTCGTCTGGATCGCTTTCGATCCTGAGCCTGCACCCGGCCACCGCATCCTTGCCCATTCCAACCACCTCGCCGAGACGCAGACCCGTGTGGGCCATGAACAGCCACAGGGGTGCCCGGGCCGGGTTCGCCCGGTACAGCTTGCGCATCGCGGCCCGGTCGTAGAACCGCACCGCCACGCTACGAACGCCTCGCGGTGCCCGGGTCTCCTCCAGCGGGTTGAAGTCCAGTTCCTTCCACTGCACGCCACGCCGAAACGCGGCCTGCAGCCTGCGCACTTCCTTCCCTACAGTCTCTGGTGAAACCCTGTCCTTGGTCAGGCGGTCCGTCTTATACGACTCCATTTCCATCGGGCGCAGCGTATCGATGGGGCGGTGGCCGAAGCGGGCCATGAACAGCCGAACCTCGCTTTTGGCCTTGCCGTGCGTGGTGGGATGCTCGGCCTTGTACCACTCCAGGTAGGGCTCCAGGAAGTCGCGGACCGTGGGCAGCCGGGGAAGGATGCGCACTCCATGGGTCAGCTCCGCTTCTTTCGCTGCTCGTACGCCCTCAGCTTCGCGTGGGCTGACGCGACCAATGGCGACACGGCTTCGCTTGCCGCCTTCCCGCCAGTTGAGGTACGCGGCGCCATCGCGCTAGAAGATTGTGACCTTGACCATTGCTTGGAGCCGTAGATTGCAGAGTAGAGGGCAGCCTTCTCGTAGAGCTTCTTGCCCATGAAGTTTCGTGGTTCGATGCCGTAGTCGGCGATGTTCGAATCGAACTGGCTTCGTGACACCCCGCAGTAGTGCGCGGCCTCGTCCACGGTCAGCCAGTCCTTTCCGACGATGTCCAGCTTTTCAGCAGCTCCCATCGGGTCCTCCTTCAGTTCGTTGCCAGCGCAGCACGCAGCTGCTCGGTGGCGGTGTTCATGCGAATAGGTTCAGTTGAGCCGGCAGCGTCGGCGGCGGGGCTGCGGTCGCGTGTTCAACGGTCGCTCGGGATCTGCCATGCCCGAGTCGCTCCATTTGCACCACAAGTCGCGCTGCGTAGTTCTCGTTGTTCGTGATGAACCATGAGAGCTGGGCGGCCCTGAATCTGTCCCCGGCGTGGCCACGCAGTAGCAGCGCATCCCGCTCTTTGCGCAACTCCCGGATGTGATGGATCGTTTGGGAGTAGGCACCGGGCAAACGCCGGCGGTCGTACTCATCCTCATCAGCGTCAGGCACGCGTGCTGCGTCCTGGCCGATCATCGGAACATCTCCAGTTGCTGCGGCACGGTCGGACGACGGATGGCGTAGGGGCTGGGATCTCGCTCGTTGAGCAGGTCATGGGCTATATGGAAGTGGTAGCCCCGGCCGTTCATGTCGGTGATGCAGACCATCGGGAAGTAGCAGACCGCGATGGCCCCGGAGCAGAACAGGTAGTAGCCGCGACCACACGGCGCGCGGCCGCCCACGGTGCTGCTGTCCAGCATGTCGCGCGTCCAGCCGGCGGCAATGCGGACAGCTACCGCGTTCGACGCGATCTCCCATGCTTCGTCTCGGTCCATGATCCGCGACGACACCATGCCCATGATTCGCAGCGCAGTCTCCATATCGCCCGTAGCAAGCGCCTGAAGCGCCTGCCCGCGGGCGTCCCACAGGCGAGCATCCTGGGAGATGATCGAGTCGAGTTCGACCCCCGACATGCTGGCCAGCTGCCGGCCGACCTCGCGGTGGACCATTGCAGCGGTAAACTGCTGGTCAGCCATGGGCCATCTCCTCTGGCCGAATTGGCATGGCAGAATGCCCGCCAGTCCACAGGGGGATAAGAGAATGAGCTGGTGGAATGGCCTCAGTACATGCTGGCCACCGGGTGAGGGCGATTGCGTTGTGTGGTGGGACGCCTGGGCCGCAATAGGGACGGTCGGTGCTGTAATTTGCGCACTCTCGCTTGCGACGCTCGATGGAAGACGACGCAAGAAGGAGCTTGAGGGGCGCTCCCGCTGGATCGCTATGGAGCTGCTCAGGCCGATTCGGGCATGGCGCATGGACGTTGGGGTACTGGCCCAGGCCATCGAGCTCGACGACTTCAAGATGATGATGTCCATCACCAATGGACAGTATGGAAAAGCGTTGGAAATGCCCGCTGGTGTCTCGCAGTTCCGCGCCGATGTATATCAACTTGGAGTCATTGGAGAGGCGCTCGCCCAAGCTTGTTTCCTGATTGGTGAGATCGCCGACGACTGGCACAGCATCTCCGCTTTTGTTGACGGGAAGCCTTTTGAGGGGGAGGACCCTCAGAAGATGCTGAAGGACGCGCTGTTTCGATCTACCCAAGCGGAGAAGCTCTTGGGTACGTGTGAGCGCGCCATCGTGAAGCGCTTGAACTCTTCCCGATGGTTGTTTAAAAGCTAGCTCGGTGCGAGCTTGCTCCGGGGTGTGTCCGATAGCTTTTGCATTCGCGAGCGTGTGCGGGATGCCGACGGCCATGGCGGCGAAGAAGTGGCACTGCCGGTATCTAGCGAGGTCTGCGGGTTGAACATCGGTGATGCTCCCGGTGTCGACGTGGCCAGGCGGAATGAGCCCGGCCTCGACGAGGTTGCGGATCCACTGCGCTGCGTAGGGATCCCATTCGCTGTAGTAGTTCACGCAGCCTCTTCCTCCAGCTTGAATAGGAGGAGGGGTTTGCGATACATCGTCTTACTTTCAACAGCAGAAAAGACGGCGAAATGAACACCTTCTACGCTGGCCACTTCAACGTGGACATCGAAATCACCGGTGACGGTCCCTTCGTAGCAAGAGGGACGCTGCGTCCTCTGTGGTCTCAGGAGCCGCTTAGAAGCGTCCTTGGGCAAGGCGCGACGGAAGCAGAGGCGGTGGCTGCCGCCCGCGAGCTGGCGAACGCTGCTGCAACCGAGATGTCGCTGATGGAGCGCTACCGGCGCTATATTGATTGAGCCCCGTACGATCGGCGATAGACGGGCAGTTTCTCTGACGCACCAAGGGAATTCGCGCTCAGCCATTGCCCACCGCCTGGCTTTCGATCAGGGCCATGTCGGACTTGCATCCCTCGCTGCGAACGATGGCAGCAGCCAGGGCGCGCTTCAGGGTGTAGACCCGGTCGTTCGGATGGATATAGGTCATGGCAGAATCGACTCCAACATGGATAGGGGGGGAACAGCGATGGCTCTGGGATTCGGTGAATGCCTTTCGATGAAGGCGGAGTGCGCGACGTTCTGGGCGGGATGGGGAGTCATCGCCACTGCAGCTGTGGGTGTGGTAACCGTTCTGGTTGCCCTCCTTGCGTGGCTCACCTCTAGAAGAGCAGCAAAGATTGCTGAGCAGGCAACCAGAATCGCCGAGCGGCAGCATGAAGATGTGGCACGCCTTAGTCGCGAGACCGGGCGAATCGTTGGAAGGCTTCTCATTGCCGAGGTGGCTACCATCACGCCGCGAGCTGCCCGAGTGGCGAGAGCTATGCGGGAGGCGCCCGACGGGCATGGCGAGAGCATTCGCTACTTGCACGGCACCTACTACGATCAAGCTATCTACGAAGCTCGCCAAGACCTCCTGCCGACTGCGGAGTCGGTTATTGAGCGCATCCACACGCTTCCAGCTTCGTTGGGGCCCGATCTGGCCGCGCTCATCGCAGCGTGCAGAACCCTCAAGGCACTGGCAGAGAGAGTCGACGTGAACGCCCTCCGCACGACTACTACCACTGCTGGCAAGAGCACTAGCTATGTAGATGTGAGCAGGGTGCTCGTCGACTGGCTCAACCTGCAGGACCAGGCGATCTGGATACTTCGCTTCAGTGCCCAGTTCTCTGATGAGTTTCACTCGTTTGTGGGAGTTCCCAAGCGTGACTACGCCCACAACTTGGAGGAGTTCTCCAGCTACACGATTCACTAGGCTCAAGCCGCCACCCCCATCGCCATCAAGTCGATGTCGTCCACCTTCTCCCGCAGGCAGCGGCGCGCGCGGCGCAGGTGCCCGGCGATCACCGCGCGGTCCTCATGGGCGAGGTGATGGCGCTGCCGTCAACGGTAGGGAATCGGCCCCAGGCGAAGCCCAGGGTCTCCTTCGGCGCACGGCGGGCGATGTGGCGGCTCATGGCTGCGCCCCGGCTGCGGCAAAGGCGCTGAGCGCTGCCAAGACGCACTTCTCGCAAAGGTGTGCCGTTGCGCTTTCACGATCGGGCGGTTCACCTACAGCAACACCCGGCTGGAGCCGCCGCCGGTCAGCACCGTGCCGCCCAGCGTGCAGCCGCCGCCGGCGAATGTGCGCATGTCGTCCCATGTGGTGATCGACCAGGGCATCGCCACACCGGTGCTGACCATCGAGTGGGACGCAGCCGCCAAAGCCATTGCCTACGACGTGGAATGGCGCCGGGACGACCTGAACTGGGTGCGTGTCGGGCGCGTGGGCACGGCCAGCGCGGAGGTGCGGGGGATCTACGCGGGCAAGTACCTGGCCCGGGTGCGTGCGGTGAATGCACTCAATGCCGTGTCGCAGCCGGCCCTCAGCGTCCTCACGGACATTCAGGGCAAGACGGAGCCGCCGCCGGCGCTGACCTCGCTGACGGCCGCGTCGGTGGTGTTCGGTATCCAGTTGGCCTGGGCGTTCCCGCCTGGGGCAACCGACACCGAACGCACCGAGATCTGGCGCAGCCCCGGACCGAGTCTGGAAAGCGCGACGAAGCTGGGCGATTTCGCCTATCCCCAGAACCGGCACCGGCTCGATGGCCTGGCCGCCGGCGCGAAGTTCTACTTCTGGGGCCGGCTGGTGGATCGCAGCGGCAACATCGGGCCGTGGTATCCGGCCGGTGCAGGCGTGGTGGGCGAATCGAGCGCCGACGTGACCGAGTACGACGCGTACTTCTCCGGCCTCATCAACAAGAGCGCGCTGGGACAGGAGCTGCTGTCGGAGATCGAGAGCATCAGCAGCATCGTCCCGTTGATCTGGGTCGCCGATGCGACGTACGAGCCGGGCCAGACGGTGGTGCGCAACGGCAAGATCTGGTTGTGGACTGACGCCGCCCCCGGCAATGAGGAGCCGCCCGGTACGAAGTGGAAGAGCGTGGGCGACGCCGTCGCCGAAGCCGGTGCGTTGGCCGGGCGAATCGATCAGCTGGAGCTGGACGTTACGGAGATCGATGGCAAGGTCACCGCGGTGGGCAACCGGGTGGACGGCCTGGTCGCGCAGTACAGCGCCGAGCATGCGGGCGATGAGGACTGGAACGCAGGCGATGAGGACTCGTTTGCCGGCACGATCACCACGCTGACGGTCACCGGCAGTGGCGACTATGCGCTGGGCCGGCGGGTGGACACCAACGAAGCAGCGGTAGGCGAAACCCGGTCGATGGTGCAGGCGACCAGCCAAGCCCTGGTGGACGTGAATGGCAAGATCAGCGCCTCCTACAGCCTGAAATTGCAGATCGCCGCGAACGGCCAGTACTACGCGGCCGGCATGGGTATCGGCATCGAGAACCAGCCGGATGGCAGCTACCAAAGCCAGGTGCTGTTCACCGCCGATCGCTTTGCATTCGTCAACCTGGTCAACGGGCAGCTGACCTCGCCGTTCGTAATCCAGGGGGGCCAGACCTTCATCAACCAGGCGCTGATCGGAACGGCGTGGATCAACACGGCCAACATCGCGGATGCGGCGATCACCAACGCAAAGATCGGTGGCGTCATCCAGTCAGACAACTATGTTCCAGGGCAAACCGGTTGGCGAATCAGCAAGGACGGTGGTTTCGAACTGAACGGGAACACGCCAGATGGCTACAAGTTGCGCGTGGTCAATCAAGGCGTCTACGTCTATCACCCGAACGGAGTTCCAGCTGTTGAAGTGGGGGTGTTGTTGTGACCCTAGTCGGGCTCCGCATACGACGAGCTGATGGCTACGTGGAGACCACGGTCACCACCAAGCTGTCCAAGATGATAGGGTCGTACAGATTTCCGCTCTACAACCCGGTCAACTCCAACAACAAATGGGTGGCCCCGCCAGAGGCGAATGGCGGGCTCGTCGTCAACGATTTCTCCGGCGGCGAGCCCTTCTACTACTTCACCTGCGAGGGGCAGCGATCGGTGTACGGGATGCTGGTTCCCTCCGTCACCGTGTCAGGCAACAGCATCAACTGGTCCTGGGATCCTGACGTGGTGAACTATCACGTCAGGATGGAGATGTTCTTGAGCCAGTCGATCACCAACACCGTGGGCGGCATCACCCTTCACTACGGGATCTACAGCTGATGGCCGTCGGACTTCGCGTGCGGAACCAAGGGACCGGGCAGATCCAGATCGGTGCTGGCTATCGAAACCTGCAGTTGGCTAAGTCGGGAACCCTCGACACTGGTTCCTTTCAGGGCAGATCCACCGGTGGATCCCCCCCCGTTCGCCTCTTCGTCTCCCTATGGGTTGCTGGCGAGCACTGCCGGAACAACCAACCTGCACGTGGTGAGGTACATCAACGACAGCGTCGCGTTCATCACTGGGTTTTCCATTGTCCAGTCGGGTTTGAGCTGTTACGTGTTTGCAGCGAATAATGCTCCGAACAAGACGTTGGAGTACTACACGTTCGACGCTACCGAGCGGGCCGCTTCAGGGCCGGTGGGGCTACGCACGCGCGGGGAGGACGGGTCAGTCTTCTATGACTCCAGGCGGAAGGGGTTGCGCGTGCTGCAGGTTGTGCCGCTCCCGCCGCCGCCGGTAAATACGCCGTTCGTTGAGGTCGGCCAGTTCTTCCCTGGCACCAAGATTGGCATCGCCATCCCATCTCCCAGGTTCTATTACGCATCAATATCCCAGGACCGGTGTACTGCCTACGCCGATGCTTTCCACATGACGAGCGACAATAGAATCTTCATGTCGAAGCATGAGACGTTCTCGCAGACCCTTATCACCAACACCTTCCCGGTGGGCGGGGTGACGATGGGGCCGCAGAACGCCACGATCTTCATCGTGGACCTGACGGAAGTGCCGCTGGGGTTCGGCTGACACAGCTACGTTGTAGCTGTGGGAACTAGGTCATGTCGCGGACTTGCCAGTCCAGCTAGGATGGTCAGGCGAGCAAGATGCTCGCGATTAAAGAAATGGAGATGTCCGTGAAAGCATGTCTTTTGGGAATTTCGTTGATTCTGGCAGCCGGTAGCGCAGCGTCCGCTCCTGCCAGCCAGTCCGATCTGTCTGGTGTGGCAAACGCAGCAGTTCAGATGAACCCGACGCTGGCTGTGCCGCCTGGCGTTACCTTGAGCGAGGTCGTCCGTATCTACAGACCTAACCTTGGCTCACACGTGAGCGTGAACTGGGACTACGGTCTCTACTTGCGGGATGGGTGGCACATTGAGGGAACTTTGGGATTCATCTCCTTGACTCCCTTTGAGAACAGCTTGCCGATCCGCGAATGTGTCTCGCATACTCCCTGGGACACCTTCAGTAGCACCGACGTGAACTGTGAGGGGCAGCCGATGCTCCCATACTCGCATCTGCGGGGCTACATCTCGCAAGCCCAGTTGCCAGGTACTGTTCCCCTGTACCGCTGCCGCCATCTCTGGGAGGGGAAGTCGCGGCATTTTGATACCCTTCGCGCGGATTGCGACGGGGCGCCTGGCGCTATCCTTGACGGTCCTTTGGGTTACGTCTTCATGTGA